TTAACTGTTGCAATGCTTTAGTTGATAATGTGCCTGAACCGTATGCGTCACGACGACCAACTAATGATGCAATCGCTTTATATGATGCCTCTTCGACAAAATCACCGATAGATGATTCTGAACCTAATAAAATAGCACCTTGAGATGCTGCGTTAAATGCTTCAACGTTTTGTGCTACAACTTCCGTTGCTACTGTTTGAACTTGTTGATTGAAAACAATCATATCTGATACTGCCATGAGATTTACCCTCGTTTTTGTCTAAAATAGTCTAATTTTTCTTGCTTGCTCATTTTTGACAAATCAACTGAACCTGTAACCCCACCGGCGTTCGGTTTGGCAGCACTGCCGCCATTAGCTTTACTTTGTCTTAATAACGAGTCGAACATTCCACCCGCTATAAATTCTTTCTTTAAATCATCAACGGTTGCCACTGTAGGTTCGCCGCTTTCGCTTAAAACCAATGTCTGACCGTCTTTGTATGTGATCCGCTTTTTGACGAATTCACTTAAAATCTTTGCATTGTTGCCGTCGGCTAACTCTGCACTAATATTCATCGCTGTGGCGTTAACCTTTTCAGCTAAAATACTGTTATTTAATTCTTGATACTTTTGTTCGAACTCTTTGGCCTTGTTCTGGCTTGATTCAAACAAACTTTTATAATCGTTTTGCTCTTTCGCCCGTTGCTCTGCCTCTTGCGCTAAACGCTCTTCGGCTTCACGTGCTTTTTGTGACGCTGATTTTTTCTCACCTAACAACTCGTCGACTTTCTTTTTAAGTCCGCCGGTTTGTTCTTCAATCAATCGTTCGACATCCGCTTGGCTATATTGCTTTACTTCGTCAACCGGTGCGCCTTGTTTAAGCTCGTTTTCTACTTCTTGTGACATTATAATCCCCTGGATTGTTTAACGGCTCTGCCGTATTAGTGCAAATAATATCCTACTCGCTCGTATCGGTCAAATATTCGCGTATACGCTTATCTTTTTGCGCCATTTCTTCAAGCGTTAACGGTTCACCAAATCGGTTAGTGCTGACTTTTCTAAACTCGGCTTGGTTAAGACCGGCGTTACGAAAAACCTTACCTAATTTTTTACCCAACACTTCGTCTTGCACTTCTGCCGGTTGACGTTTAAGCCATGTATAATAATTCTGGCCCACTAGCTTGTTTGGCTCGGCTTGGTTAAGACCGGCGTTACGAAAAACCTTACCTAATTTTTTACCTAACAATTCGTCTTGCACTTCTGCCGGTTGACGTTTAAGCCATGTATAATAATTTACACCCTCAAGCTCGTTCTTTTCGCCCTTGAAATATGGCACGATTGACGACCGACAATTGTAGTGCATCGGCGGCATTGGTTTACGTCCGACACCTTTCCACAAATATTTACGCCCGTGTAGTGTACGGCATACCGAACTTGTGCGGCTATCTACAATAGAATTGTAAACATACCCATCACTGCCGACCGCTTTGTACGCTTCTTGCTTGGCTTGTGTTTCGACCGCTGTGGCTTGTGTGCGTGTTATCGTGGAGAAGTCATTACGTGCTTTAGCCGCTAACCCATCTTTGTATCCACTTGTGCTAGTGCCGTTAATAGCTGATTTAATGTCTTGTATTGATTCACCGCCATAATAACCACCTGCCACGATTGCGCGCGATTGTTTTAATAACCCTGCTTTGGCTTGGGCAAACATGTCTGCGCTTTTCTGGTATCCACTGCCTAGCTTAAATGGGCGGTTTAACCCTTTCTGCTCAACATCATCAAAGTCACTTCGTTTAATGTCATACCCGTTAGCCTTTAGGATATCCAACTGGGCTTTAACTTCTGCCTTGGTTAGATCCTTAATCGCCTTGTTGTTACGCTTTTCTGCTTCATTAAATATCGATTCTAATGTTTCACTAACCGCAGACTGCACTACACGCATTTGTGCAATCGTCACTATGGCTTCGGTAGTCGCTAGGGTTTCGTTAACCTGTTCGCGCACCTCGGCAACAATGTAGTCATAGTTACTAATCGTTTCTATAACTTGGGCTAGTGCCAGTTGGTGTGCGATCTGTTCGTCTATCATTTAGATAAGGCTCGTTGGCTCTGCATCGTTAATGTCGCCATCAATATCATCATCTGTACGATCATCAGGTATCAAACCCGCTTCACGCATTGCGCTACGGTAATCCTTAATAGATACCGCACCTTGTACAATATCAGACAACCACGCTTGGCGATCTTGCGCTGTCATTTTCTCTAAGAAAAAGTCGTTATTAATTTGGAATATAAAATCTTCTTCGATGCCTGTTTGGAATAATTGCATCCATGTGATCACATCTCCATAAGCCTGATCCACATTCTTTACAATAATACCTAGCACGGAATTATCGCCACTGTGTTTAATACGTGCCGCCTCTGCCGTTTCTTGTTGGCTTGGTGTGATTAACCGTGCGCCTAACATGATCATTTGGTTTTCTTTGTCACGCATATTTTCACGTGGCAGGTTGTTAGCATTAGCCTGCAATAATACCGCACTGTCATCTTGACCTAATACGTTAGCACTACGCGCGCCAACTGATATGCCATCAGGGTTAGCCGATTCTAATATGCCACTATTACCCACAAACAAAAACAAACTAGGCTGACCATGAATAAAGGAGCTTTCTTCGTTATCTGCACTGTTGCGGTAATGGCTAAGATTAACATTAGACAGATCATAAAGTGGCGCTTCATCAACCGAATAATCATTGTTTTCAGATCCAACAAATGTAAAAGGTATTTCTGTTAATCGATTACCATTGGCATCAAGCGGGATAATTTGCTCACCCTCGTTAATGTCGCCTTTTTCGTCAATCTTATATACGTACTGGACATATAAACCATCATCATCAAGGTGTAAGACCCTAAACTGGGCGACCACTTCACTTGAGAAAATACTGGTAATTGATTCTACTTCCTCGGCTAATACAATCGTCTTTAGCTTAGTGACTGCACCCACGCGCTCGGTTAACCAGTTTACAATGTTCTTGGCTTCATATACCACGCTATACGCTTGCAGGTTCTCACGTCTTGCACGGTCAATAGTAATCTCACCATCTACACGGGGAAAGTCTACTAAGATGCCACAGCGACCCTTTGACACGACCTCACGCGTAACACGTTGCGACTGCTGACCTATACCAACACCATTACCGTCAATGTTATATTTCGCATATTCAATATTATCAGGTAATTCGACCACTGGCTTTTTACGATACACCGCACCAATTAAAGCTGACAATGTTTTGGCTGTGGCGTTAAAAAATAAAGCACGGTTTTTATATTGCTCATAACGCACTTTGTTTTCTTGGCTCTTGTCATGCGCGTTTGGCATGGGTAGGTATAATTCACCTTTGGCTTTGATAGCACGCTCACCACCTAATACGTCATCGACTTGCGTCCATACATCAATATAATTGGCATAATCTTCGTGTCTGAAATTCGTTAAATCAATCATGTCGCAAACCTTACTCTGATATTTGATACTGGTTTAATTATAGGCATTTCAAATGCAATCGGATAAGTTGTTGCATCGTTTTGGTGGTCATCGCCTGAACTCTTGTCAGGTTCGCCGTTGTTATTATACGCCTGTTGTTCTAAGCATTGTGCCACAACTGGACATAATTTTGCATTTATTTTAACCAACCCTTTATCAAATGCCGCATTAGTTGCCAATATTCGATCTTTTACCGCAGGGTTTTTCTTGTGCGCCTTAACAATAAAGCCCGCTTGTTGCAATAGGGCAATGTCTGACGTTGACGCATCAACCGTCTTTCTCGATCCGCCACTTGCATCAGGATAGATGTAAATTACATGCCCATCCAACTGGTTTTTAATGGTTCGGATCATATCGGGCGTATCATACATATCAACCAACTGCTTCACCGCATGCCATACTTGCCCACGCTTAACGTATACAGTTGCCGCTTGCTTGGTAACGTTAAAGTCACAGCCGATATAAAGTGGTTCACCCGCTTGTATGGTTTCGCCACTATTGCACTTATCACGGTCATAGCTCGAATACACTGTGCCACTGGTTAGGTTAACAAATTGACCCTCAAGATACGCTTGCAACAATGCAGGCGGATATGTGTCCTTTAATGATTGTATATAATCCTCGGGTAAGAATGGGTTAGATTCCGTATGCGCTTGGATCATCTGGTAATCATTGGTTTTATTCTTTTGCCAGCGGTTATATGCAAACCTGAACCCCTCGGGCGTGCTAAATATTGAAACGGTATTAACAGGCTTGTCGCTCATTTTATTGTACGTGGTTGGCTGTTGACGATTCCTAGCGATGATCTTGTTCCACGCTTCCTGTGCATGTTCGGTCTTTAACGTGTCTAGCTCGTCAATCTTAGCCCTAAATGATTCATAACCAACTATTCGTGCAGGGTTATCTAACGTCCGTAAAATGAAGTCACCCATCTGCCCATTTGAAGTATAGATAATATTTTCAGACTTATTGTAAGTATACCTAACACCCCACTCACTTAATTTATCCTGCATACGTGGTGCTAGTATCAACCTTACCAAATCATAAGTCGGCTCATACAACGCAATCAAGCTATCACTGCCACCCTCTAAACTGTCCAGTAATGCGCTATTACACATGGTTTCAGACTTACCCACACCAAACCCCCCAATGAATGCAGGGAACTTGCAGTCTAGGTTAAAAAAGTCTGCCTGTGGTGGCGTTGCCTTGAGGTTAATCTGCATCTTTGCCTATTACTTCAATTTGAACCTTTTGGATTGTGGTTGGTTGATCTGTTGTTATTTCTGCCTGATCTTTCTGACCTAGCCAGTTTTTACCTAGCCATATCATCATAGAAGTATTGCCATCCATCGCCGTTGTAAATTGGCGTCTGCGTAGTGACATTTTACCCGTCGCGCTCTTTTGTTTGAAATACTCCGAAAAAGGTTTTTTCTTTTCACGCTTACACGCACTGTTTAAAGTGTCGTAATCAACACCTAAAACGGATGCTTGTTCCTCACCTGTACAGTGCATA